ACGATCTTGTAACACTGGCAAAAGAGATTAATACACAAGTAGGTAGTGCAGATGAGTATTTGAAGATGAATAGGATTCAGCAAGAGGCGATAGCTGAATCAGTAGGCATGACTAGAGATGGTTTAGCAGATGTTCTTAAGCAACAGGAATATTTTAGAAGACTTGGTGCAAGTAATTTAAAGCAAGCTGCCGAAGAACTTCGTATAATGAAAGAAAGAGGCTTAACACAAGCTGAAATAAGTAAAAAGATTGGAGAGGATGCCTATAATTATATTACACAAACTTCAACTGCCGAACGTCTTACCGAGACGATGAATAGAATTAAAACAATATTCATTGAGTTTATTGAAAAGTCCGGAATACTAGATTTTATAACTAACCCCCAAAAGATACAAGGCTTCGTTACAGGGTTAATAAATAGACTAGCTGGAGCTGTTGAAATAATAGGTAGTATGATAGCTTCAATATTAGATCTTATAGCCGACGTGACAGGATTTTTTGGCGGTAACTCAAAAAAGTTTAGAGGTCTTGCAAGCTCTGTAAGAGCAGGTACTGCGGGATTTGCAGGAGGATTAAGAGGCGCATCTGAAACTATAGGGGGCATGAACTTTGGCGAAGCAGCTCCTTCTATAGGAAATACCGTACAACAAGGTGTAAGACAACCAAGTATAAACACATCAGGTACTACTAAGATGACTGGTAAAGAAACTTCTAGCGTAAGTAATGGCGGCGTAGGAAACGTATACTTAGACGGACAAAAGGTAGGAGCGATTATATTTAATAAAAGTAATCAAATTCCAGGATTAGATAAAGCGTAAACTATGAGTCTAATTAATCAAATAAAAGAATCTAAATTAAGTAAACAAGGTAAAACAAACCCTTCGGGTATTTTCGAGGGTACGCCCGCTAATGTAGCTACAGTGATAAGAGGATCTTCTGTACCTCTCGCCTCCTCGGTAGTACCTGTAATACAAGATCCTATTGACGTAACTTATAATTCTCTTCCGCAACCAACCTATCTCAATTATCTTAAAACTGTCAATAAGAAATAGATGCCCCTAATTAATTTCAAGACAGATTTAACTAGCCTTAGATTCGGAGGCGACAGACCAGGAGGCGGCGATAGCGGACAGCCATATGTGCAGTTCCCTATCGATAATAATGATACACCTAATTCAATAAAACGCTTTTATCAAACAAACAGAACAGCTCTTGATTTTCCAGTACGCGGAGGTGCAATAACCCAGCTATTAAATGGATTGACTGGAGGTTCAGCTATCATTACATCTACTATTGATAGAGAAAGAATACAAAAATTTTTTAAAGATTCTCCGCGCGGTACTGCTTTTATAGAAAAACAACTAGGTTTACAGCTAACTAACCCTAGAATACAGGTACCTAATGCATTGATTTTTGCAGGTACTAGTTTAGGTAATGCTTTTTTACCTGTCACTAACGTTTATAATCCATTAAACACTCTAGCTCAAGTACAATTTCAAGGTATTGGTGCTCACTTTAATAGACACGGTACTGGACCTGCTATCTACGAAAGACCTCAACAAACATATGCTTATATTGTAGGTGCACCACAGAATAATACACAAGCTACTAATAGACTTTCGATTCTAAGAGCTCTTAAACTAGTAGGATCAACTGACTTCATAGTAAACCCAAATCAAGTAGGGGGTACTGGTATTGACCCTACTCTAGTAGATAGATTAGGAATCTCTCCAGTACAAAATCAAATTTTTAATTACTTAGGAGGGCCGGGTTCCGTATACGGTATAGGTTTTACTAGAATATCAAGATACACTGATACTAATATAACTAAGACTAGTGAAACCATTCCTGATCCTAAATTTGCAGTACAAGGAAAATTAGGAGTAGCTTATTCGACTATCGCTCTTACTTACCAACAGATAGCAAAACAAGGAACTAATACCCGTACACCTATCGATCAACCTATACGAGATTTTAGAGACATACTACCTGCTGGAACCCCTAGATCTGATTACTTTGTTTTTAATATCGCTAATCCATTTACCGGTACAGGAGGTTTAGGTATCGGTAATCCAGGTGCTGCTAGAGTCAGAGCTAGGTATATTGATACTACTAACAACGGAGAAGATTCGTTGAATATGCTTAACCTACTAGCTAAGGGAGCCGAGAATCCAAACCAGTTCTTCTACGATCCTTCAAACAAAGACCCGTGGGTAGTAGCAGGTAATGAATCGAAGGATATCATAAAATTTGCGTTCGAGTGTATAGATAATGATAATTTAAGCTTTACTACTGCGTTAATTTTTAGAGCGTTCATAGAAGGTCAAATCAGCGATACTAATACTGGCGAGTATAATACCTTTAAGTATTTAGGGAGGGGTGAGAATTTTAGAACCTATCAAGGATTTGATAGAACTATAGGATTCGGTTTTAAGATGTTTGCCCAGAGCAGACAAGAAATGCTACCGATGTATACAAAGTTAAATCAGCTTATATCTCAAGTTTATCCCGACTATTCACCTGAGTATAATTTAATGCGTGGTAATGTTGTTAGACTAACTATTGGAGACTATCTTTATAGAGTGCCAGGCTTCTTAGAAAACGTAAATGTAACTATCGATAATTCAAATACTCCATGGGAGATATTACTAAACCAGTTTGGACCCGAAGATGATGTAAGACAGCTACCTCATATGGTGACTGTTCAGTGTAGTTTCAAACCAATTATGGATATCCTTCCGAGAAGAGTCAATAAGAGTAATCCTTTTGTACCTCTTATTGCAAATAAAGATCACTTTATTGATCCTACCGCAAAAACACCTGCTGATAGAGCAAAAGATACTGCTAGAAATCCCAACCCTATAACACCTATAACTAGCGCACCTACTGCAAATGAAAATAGTAGAGGAGGAACGGCTGACAGCGCTCGTGTACAGCAAGAAGTAGACACCACGCCAAGGGGAGTAAGCGGTAGAGGCGGCACAAGAGCTCAACTATCAGTAGCACGTGAAGCCCTAGAAAATATTAATAGCCCGTTTTAGTTAGTATATGCAATCAAGATATCAAAATATACCGATTACTAAGTTAAACTTAACAGGGAGTGTTTATTATCAAACAAACGTTTATCCAACCGTTCAGCCCACAGATACTGATTATTACGTAATTACTACTGTAAACGATAGATTAGATTTGATTGCATTCGATTTCTATCAAGATTCAAGTCTCTGGTGGGTAATCGCTTCCGCTAACTCTTTACCAGGAGATTCTATCTATCCACCTATTGGAGTTCAATTAAGAATACCAACTAATATATCGACCATACTAAATAATTATAACTTAGTAAATAATGGCTATTAAGTTATCAAACGTTATTGGAGCGCCTTTCAATGATGACGTTTTAAGACAGCTCGCAATAAGAGCACGTCGTAATAGTACTGTCAGTAGGTCCGACGAAGAGGTTTTATTTCTTGCAAATAAAACTGGATGGGCACGCCTTACATCTTCAGTCGATATTATACTCAGTGGCAACGAAAGAAAAAATTTTTTTTCAAGACTTAATCTTGATCCAGGCGATTATCAAAATCCTAATTCACTAGCACAGAATTGGATTCTCGAAGCTGGTACTTCTATACAGAAAGGTAATGGTATCTCACTAAGAAAAGGTATAGGCTTGAACGGTGCTTACGGATTGGGCGGAACTGAAGAATTAGGCTTCAGGCCAATACCCGGATTAGTTTCTGTACAAGTAGAAACGACCGGACGCTTAGGTTCTTTACGGCAAGCAACTATAAGCTTAAAAGTCTGGAATATGAACCAACTTAACGCAATTGAAGCACTCTACTTTAGATTAGGGTATTCGATGCTATTAGAATGGGGACATTCACAGTACTTTAGTAATAAAGACTCTAATAACAGTCAAATTCCAACAGGAATATTCGTTTCTAATGATATCTATGGTATTGATAATCCTTTTAGCGAAGGAAGAACTAAAGAAACTGTTCAACAAGATATTGCTAGAAAGTCGAAAAGAACTTCTGGTAACTATGATGGAATGTTGGGTATAGTTTCAAATTTTAATTGGGCTTTTAACCAAGATGGAGGCTATGACTGTACTTTAAGGCTAATTGGTCTTGGAGCTATTATGGATTCAGTCAGGATCAATCAATCCTACACCCTTCCTGATGGGCAAATAAAAAAATTTAAAGAGCAACAAAATGCTTTAGCGGAACTTACTAAAACAGTAGCAGCACTAGTAACACAAACAGCAGCTGATACTCAAGATGATAATAACCTAGAGTCGTTACCAGGTAACTCTACCCAATTATGGGAAATAGTAAAAAAATATTCAGGACCTAGCAACCTTTCATTTGAACAGTTTATACTGGATTATAGAGCAATTGAGATCAGTAGTTTCAATAGTTCAAATACAGCTACCTACTCTGATGCTCAATTTGTTGATTTAAAAAAACCAGCAGCCGGTATAAATCTTGGGAAATTAGAAGCTGCAAATTTAAAATTTGGCGGCTTATGGATCTCTAGAGGTAACGTTTATTATAACATTAATACTGTTACTCCTACATTAATTACATTCAATCTAAACGGTGGAGGTTCAATAAGTAATTTTTTAGATAACTTTCCAAATCTTGCACGAATAAATGAAAGAATCAGTAATGCCGCTGAAGATCAAATTGCACCTGAAGTTCCTTTAGTTAAACTTTTTCAAGATGCTTCTAGTTTTTATGTATTAGGAAGCCAAGTTCTTGACCTAAATCTTGATGATATACTAACTACCTCTTTACGCGGTAATAAAGAAGATAATAAAGCAGGATTGTTTATAAAATACCCTGTAGAACTAGGAGCTACAGGTATAAAGAAAGAGATTTTCTTTAATTTACGGGCAGAAATACCTAGACCGGAACCTAATTTTCCTGTTTCAAGAAGACTAGCACTCGAAGCACTAGCTAAATGGGCTCTGAACGATAGAAGTGCAACTGTTTCTAGCGTCGAAGCAACGAGTGGAGGATTAGTAAAAATAGAAGGATTTTTCCAAATATCTATTCCGGTTACTGTTCGAAATAGAACAACACCAGTACAGATCAACTGGTATTTTGAAACTAACAATCCAGGCTTTATATTGTCATCAGCTGAGTCTAGTCAAACACAACAACCTACATCTCAACCAGCACAGGAACCTAATTCTGGTGATACTGCTGGGCAAGTTAATCAACCTGATACAGAGCAGATAGACTCTGCTGAAGGATTTCAATCAGCTTTACATGCTATGCTTGCGATAGTGCAGTCAGAGAGTCAAGTTATTGCTGCTGGTGAAAAGCTCGAAAAACCTGTTATACAAGCCGATATATCGACAATTACGCAAGATTTTTATAAAGCCGGAATATTTGATAAAGTTTTTGATACATCAGTCAATAAGATAATACCAGGCAGTAGATTTGATATTACTCAATACGCAAAGAGAGGCTTTAATAGTGATTTGTTGGCATATCCTGACGACAAAGTGGTTGAAGGCGGATTTTTGGATGGATTAACTATTATCCCAGACGTTGACTTCAAAGCTCTCAGCAAAGCTTACGTAGTTAGATATCCAAAACAGGCACCGGACGGTAGTTTAGATACCGTACGCTTACCTGTATATCTGCAATTTGGATACTTACTTGCCTTCCTAAATAATATGTGTTTGATATACGATTCAAAGTTACAAACATCTACTTTTCAAGAAGCAGCAGGAACCGAAAAGCGACCATACATTTATATTGATTTTAATCCTGAAACGAATTTTTGTTTAAGTTCTCCACAGCAGATGTCGATCGATCCTAACATTTGCTTGATACCTTTTAATTCATCTGACACCGATTATAAATCACTTTTTGGAGAAGGAATAAAAACTAACGGTTTTTTTGATCCCGAAAACCAGAATATAATTACTGCAGCCTTAAATAGCTATAAACTATTTTATAAATCTTTATCTAATCCCTACCAAGGTAAAATAATGAATATTCTTTTAAACGTTGATTATTTATTAAGACTTGTCAGAGAATATGCCGGAGCAGATAAAGAACATGCAGTAAACTTACAGCCTTTTCTTGAGAGAATAGTTGCTGATGTTAATAAATCATTAGGTAATATAAATACCTTAAGGGTTGCTTATAGGGACGATGCTAACGTAGTTCAAATAGTAGATGATCAATGGGTACCTAACTTGCAAGGAGAAAAGTCCCTCATAGATAGACAAAAATATTTAGATACTCTTAACCAGGCTAAAGATCCTATTTTATCCGGACAGTTACCGGTATTTGAAGCACCAAGTCTTGGACTTGATCAACCTAATGGAACTTTCAGTTTAGCTAGAGATTTTCAATTTAGGACAACTATGTCTACTAAGCTAGCTAGTATGATAGCAATATCTGCTCAAGCTGCTACCGGATCAATTAATGCAAAAGATCATTCTTCTTTAAGCTATTTAAATAGAAATTTTCAAGACAGATATAAACCGATTATTCAAGACCCTTCTAATAAAAATAAAGGAACTAACAATAATGACACTAGTAAAGTAAACCAAGCATCTAACGATCAAAAAGCAGCCGATACTTTCAATGCCCATGTCGCTAGTATTTATTCTAACGCTCAGCTTGCTGAAGATAGAATCGAGATGGCAAAAAACTATTATATCGAAAGAATGTCTAAAGTTAAGTCTTCAGATATTACAACTACAGCAGCACCGTTTATACCCGCCGATCTCGAAATTGAAATAGATGGTATAAGCGGAATAATAATGGGGAATGCTTTTACAATACCGGAAAGTAGATTGCCTTTATCTTTGAGAGCTGAAGACGGATATACAAAAGTAGGATTTATTGTTACTGGACTCTCACATACTGTCGACAGTAATCAATGGCTAACAAAGATAAAAGGTCAGATGATTAAATTGAGAGATGATTCACTTTTACGTACTTTTACAACTTTCGCACTCAAGAAAAAACAAAGCGAATACGCAGCACCTGCTTCTGCCGGAAATAGTGTAGTTGAAAAAATTAGAACAACGCCATGGAGTGCTGGATTTATAAGCTATGTTATGAAGCAAGCAGGAGTATCATTTCCTTTTAACGCACAACATACGGTTTATGCACAATCGTTAAGAAACAGTAGCAGAAGCTTTGAGATTTTAAATCCAGCAACCAATATAGTAAAAGCAGGTGATATAATAGTAGCAAACCGAGACAATAATCTTACGTTTAATACAAATCCATGGTCAGGAAGTTCCCACGGGGATATAGTAGTTAGCGTAAGCGGCAATAGCGCTAGCGGTGTGGGAGGTAATTTAAGCGAAACGGTAAGCAAATATTCTATTCCGCTTATAGATGGAAAACTTCAGACCGGTACTGCTCAAAACCCTAAGTTTTTTGTTATTTTAAGACCCCCTGCTAGTTTAGTACAGGCGATAATAAGTAAAGCAAATGAGGAATATAAGCTATGGAGTGATAATAAGTGGAAAGAAACTACCGCTAGCGCTATTCCAAGACTTAGACAATACTACGGAACTATAGGAATAACGATTTAAATATGCCACTAAGATATTATCCATTAGCAGCAATTCAGCAAAATAAATACACTAGAGGTAATCAATTTTTGCTTCCTGATAAAACTCCGTATACAGGGAGATATTATACACTGTATAACGGTAGATCTTTTACAGGAATAAATCCAGTACTAGGTGCAAACTTACCTCTAACACCTATCAATGAACCCGAACTAACTGATGCATCTTTACTAGCCTCCCAAAGATCCCTTTTATCAGGACAGAATCTTGAAATATCAGGACCTTATGCAGCGTCAAGAATACAGAATAGCCAAGGAAGTAGTTTAGTACTTACTGAGCTTACATCTTATTTTCCTGATCCGCAAGCTGATGATTATGCACGTGGTTATTTTACACGGTATTTTGCAAAGACAGTTAGTGGTCCCGGGTATGTTTTTGAAATATCAAAAATCAATTGGACAAAAATACAAAACGGTGATATTGCTGTTGAAAATATTTTAGGTTATGAAAGTATAGATATGCTGTGGCAATTAACCGGTCCGCTAAAAGATACAAGAGTATCTCAGTATCAAATTAAGGGCGGAGTATATAATACTAATAAACGGGTTACTGAAGCAAAAAACAAAGTCTTTAACGGATTGCTTGAATTTATAGGTGAAGATTACACGAAGTTTGCAAAAATAACTCCTTAAAAGTTGAATTAGACCTTGTTTTCATTTACCTTTAATAAAGGTTATAAATAAATGTTATGTACTATATAGTCGAAACTATAGAACAATTAAAACATCTTCCAAAAACAAATCAATGTTTTATAGATCTAGTTTCACTTTCCGAAGAAACCCACCCACTACTAACATCTCCATGCGTCCTGTATTATAACGATTTTAAAAAAGGATACATTTTTCCTATAAACCATTCTGAAGGGTTTTCCTTAAGTCTTGACGATATACAAAATTTAATTTTTGATATTAAAAAAGTATATTTACTAGATAAAAAATGGCATTCTTATTTTTTTCATATTCCGCAAGGAATAGATCTGTATTTTAATATCCTAGATAAAGCAGGAGAAATAAAAGATCTCCAATTTAATACACCCGTACATCTTGACTTTTATAATAAGTTTAAATATAAAGAGCAAGTAAATACTCTTATACCTATTTCAAAGCATTATGAAAAGAGTGAATCTATATTTGAAACAGTTAAGAGCTATGTAGGATCTGAAAACGATCAGAAATGGCAAAATGAGTATGTCGAAGCCTATAAATGGGTAGAAGAACAAGGTATAACAGTAAATGAACGGGTATTTGATAAGTTTTTTGAACCTACATGGAAGGCTAGATCTTTTAAAGATAATAGAATCTATACAAGCTACAACCTTTATAATATTACTTCTAGACCTACTAATGCTTTTAATGGAATTAATTTTCTTGCTTTAAATAAAGAAAATGGTTCTAGAGCAAGTTTTATACCTCAAAATGATATCTTAATTGAATTTGATTTTGATGGTTATCACATAAGGTTAATAGCTAACATGTTAAACGTACCGCTTCCCTCTGACGAATCTATACATGTAATACTAGGTAAGCAATACTTCGGAAAGCAAGAACTATCACCTGAAGAGTACCAAGAATCTAAGAAAATAACCTTCAGGCAACTCTATAACGGAATCGAAGAGAAATATAAAAATATAGAGTTGTTTTTTAAGGTTGATCAGTTACTAGAAGCAGTATGGGTAAAATATAAAAGAAATAGTTTTTTAGAACTACCAAATAAAAGAAAATTAAAGATAGAGAATGCTAACCCGCAAAAACTTTTTAATTACTATGTTCAATGCCTAGAAACTGTTAATAACGTAAAAAAGCTAAATGATTTACGTATATTATTCAAAGGTAAAAAAAGCAAAGTAATTTTAATAGTTTACGACTCAATTCTTGTTGACTATTCAACTGAGGACGGAAAAGGATTTCTAAAGCAAATAAAAGAAGTGCTAGAACAAGATGGATATAGGGTTAAAGCACAAAAAGGATACAACTATAACTTTTAGAAGTAATTATAGATATTTATTATGGCATACATTGAATTAACGCAGGAACAATTGAAAAATAAGTTATTTTGTACGTTTTCTCCTAAAAACAAGCTAGAAGATACATTAGCTATAATCCAGAAAGAGTACTCAATAATGTACAGTAAGATCTTTGTGCTTGAATCTTATGATTCTGAAGAGCTTCTGTGTACTTATAATATTGAAGTTGAAAATTCCACTACAAAAGTTTTACCTAATACAATTCTTTTACATCGAAAGAAAGAGACAAATACGTTATATACTATTAACAGTCTTAATCTTCTTATAAAATCACTTAACGAAGGTGTACTTGATATATCATTTAGAATAAACTGGAATGATTTCAGAAATACTGTCCTCCTTTCTCAAGGCGACGAACTTAAAAAGCTTTCCACAAAGATTCACAAAATAATCAATCTATAAGTTGTTAGTTTGAGGACCTTTTCTTATATTCTCATTTAAACCTATTTTTAATTAAAACTATAAGTTATGGGTATGGATTTAGGCGCAATTAAGTCTAAACTAACCGCCTTGCAAAATCAAAGGCAAAGCGGTCAAAAGAGAGATATGTCTCTTATTTTATGGAAACCGTCAATAGGTAAGCATGTTGTCCGTATTGTTCCGGCTTTATGGGATAAATCAAATCCTTTTAAAGAGGTAATGTTCCATTACGGTATTGGAAACAAGGTAATGCTAGCCTTAACTAACTACGGGGAAAAGGATCCTATTGTAGAGTTTTCCAAACAGCTTGCTTCTAGCGGCGATAAAGAGAACTGGATTATGTCTCGTAAATTAGAACCAAAGATGCGTGTATTTACTCCTGTTATCGTACGCAGCGAAGAAGAAAAAGGTGTACGCCTTTGGGAATTCGGCAAGCAAATTTATGCTGAATTATTAAGTCTAGCTGATGATCCTGATATCGGAGACTTTACTGACATTATTCAAGGCCGCGATATAACTATCGAAACCACCGGGCCTGAAACTAACGGTACTTCTTTTAACCAATCGAAAGTACGAGTACGTACAAAAACAACACCACTATCTGAAGATTCAAAAGAGGTAGAGAAGTGGCTAGCAAATCAACCGGATTTATTTAGTAGTTTCAGGAAGTATAGCTACGAAGATATGAAAGAAGCCCTACTTGGATGGTTGAATCCAGAAGAAACCTCTGAAGAGCTTCCTCCTACCGCTAAACAGGAAGCTACACCTCCTGCAAAACCAAGCTCTCTTTCTCTAAATACTCCAAAGGCTAAACCTAGCATTGACGAAGAATTCGATGATCTATTTAAGTAAATATTTATGGTTAAACTAGCTAAAGCCTCGTTAAACGAAAGTATAGCGGGAGCTGTTAAAGGTACTTTTAATTTAGAAAAGTTTATTCAATCTAAAAATCTTTCAAGTACCTCAATAAAAATGAAAGAGCAAACTTGGATTCCTTTATCAAAGGCTTTTCAAGACTGTCTTTCTATCCCCGGTATTCCGGTTGGGCATATCTCGTTGCTACGTGGACATTCAGATACTGGTAAGACTACTGCTCTTTTAGAAGCTGCAGTTAGCGCTCAAAAGACTGGTATCTTACCTGTATTTATTATTACTGAGATGAAATGGAATTGGGATCATGCTAAGCAAATGGGACTTGTATTCGAAGAAGTCCCTAACGAGGAAGGTGAGGTTGCTGATTACAAAGGGTTTTTTATTTATATAGATAGAGAAAGACTAAATACTATCGAAGATGTAGCAGCATTTATTGCAGATCTTCTTGATGAACAAAAGAAAGGTAATCTACCCTACAACTTACTGTTTCTTTGGGATTCAGTAGGATCTATTCCTTGCCGTTTATCAGTCGAGTCTAATAAAAATAATAATGAGTGGAATGCAGGTTCTATGTCACAGCAGTTTGGTAATTTTATCAATCAAAAGATTGTTTTATCACGCAAACAAAGCCAACCTTATACTAATACTATGCTTGCGGTTAATAAAATCTGGGTTGCTAAAGCTGAGAATATTATGGCCCAGCCTAAGATGAAAAATAAAGGCGGTGATACAATGTATTTTGATGCTTCTCTAATTATTACTTTTGGTAATGTAACTAATTCAGGAACTAATAAGATTAAAGCAACTAAGAACGGAAAGGACGTTGAATTTGCTAAACGTACTAAAATAAGTTGCGATAAGAATCACGTAAATGATGTTACATCTACTGGACGGGTAATTATGACTGCTCATGGCTTTATTGATGATACAAAACAAGCAATTGATGCTTATAAGAAGCAATATTCAAAAGATTGGCTTAAAACTCTTGGCTCTAAAGATTTCGATGTAATTATTGAAACTGACGAAGATAACAAAGACGTTTTTGATCCTACTGAAGAATAGCTTATGTTCGGTTTGAATTAAAGTTGTGACAAGAATAAACTTAGGTATACCACCTAAAGAACTAACAAATAAGCATCTTATTGCTGAACATAGAGAGTTAAAACGTATACCGAACGTTGTAGCTAAAGGTAGATTTAATCTTAGTAGTATACCTCAAGAATTTAGCTTAGGAAAAGGTCATGTATCTTTTTTCTACGATAAATTAGGGCATTTAAAAGAGAGGTATATTGAATTATACAACGAATGCATATCAAGAGGATTTAATGTACAGAATTACTTAAAGTCATGGGACTGTATACCTCAAGAGTTAATGAACGGTTATACGCCTACCGAAAAAGATATTCATATAATACGTGAAAGGATAGCGGACAGGCTTGCAAATCCAATCGCAAAACAAAAAAAAATGGACTACAGGAAAATCTTTGAACAGATGGAGAAGCAAGAGCCGGTAGAGTTACATAAGAATAGTAGAGTACTTATTGTTGATTCTTTAAATACTTTCCTTCGTAGCTTTACAGCTATTAGTCATATCAATCTAAGCGGGGCACATATCGGAGGTTTAGGGGGATTTTTAAAATCTATAGGGTCTCTGATAAAACAATTGCATCCGACAAGAGTTATTTTAGTGTTTGACGGACAAGGGGGGTCTACTAACAAGAGATATCTTTATCCAGAGTATAAAGCTAATAGACATATTACAAAAATTTCTAATTGGGATGCTTTTGACGACCAAGAAGAGGAGTCAGAATCGATAACTGCTCAAATAGTACGTCTAATTGATTATCTCAAATGTCTCCCTGTTGATCTCGTAGTCGTAGATAAAATTGAAGCTGACGACGTAATAGGCTTCTTAACAGGGAAATTTAAAGATAAAGTATTTATTATATCGACTGATCAAGATTACCTCCAATTGGTAAAGAAAGATGTTACTGTTTTCAGTCCAGTAAAGAAAATTATTTACAACCCATATCAAGTCCTGACCGATTACGGTATACCGCCCCATAACTTTTTAACCCATAAAATTATAGTAGGAGATAAAGGAGATAACGTACCTGG